CCAGTTTGTTTTTTTGGTTAATGGTTCAGAGTTTAAAGTAAACCGTGCGCCTTTGTTGTGGATCTTTGAGGACGGTACAGACATAAAATATCGCCCTCATATTGATATGAAGTATCAAGACGGCTCTATAGGTGTGTGGCTTGCCTCGATGGGCGACCTGATGGCCGAAGATTGGGTGGTAATAAATGAATGACTTTACAAAAGACGAACTGGAGTACATATTGCACAATCTTATGATGAATGATGTTAAAGGATGCAATGTATTGCTAGTTAATAAAGTTAAAACCTTAATCGACAACTATTGCGAGCATAATAAACCATATACAAAATTAGGTATAACAGTGTGCTTGGACTGTAGGGAGGTTTTAGATTATGAATAAATACGTACTAGCAATACTAGCATTATGCTTGATAGCCAATAGTTCCTATTCTGCCACTAGTTTTGTAACTGGCTATGTGGTTGGCTCTGCAGCTTCAAGGTATGGATCAAATATGGATAGTACTATGATGCCATATTTTGACGGGGTTTTAACGTGCTCAGCAAGTTATAAATCAGCCAGTTATGGTTATTTAATAGATGGTTGCCAAGCAAATTTTTTAAACAAAGGTTCTATATCAGTAACTGATTATTTTAGGCGTTACGTGCCCCGTGGCAAAATAGTATCTATGAATTTTATTTATAGTTCTAATCGAATTGAAATCTACTTTATAAGGAATCAATAAAAATGAAAATGATATCTATACCAATGACTGAATATTTGGAGATGTGTGATCGCCTTGTCTGGCTTGATTGCTTAGAAGGTGCTGGCGTTGATAATTGGCAAGGAATTGACGTGGCACACGAGCTTTATAAGGAGGCGACAGAAAATGATTGAAACAGCATTAACATTAATGGATGTATCCGTTTTTTTAATTGGCCTAATAGCTTATTGCAAAATATGTGATGTTATTGCAATGATATTTTTTTACGACAATTATGATTTTGCGCTGATAATTTTAATGGCTTTAGGGCCATTTTTTATAGGTGGAATTATGTTTTTATGTCTTATTTTTTAATAAAAAAAAGCCCGCTAAAAACGGGCTGACATGGATTGCAAATAATACAGCAACAAGTGTGGAGTTATGTCCAGTATAGCAATTTTTTCAGATTGATCAAACACTTAATATTAGATAATATGAAAGACCGGGGTAGTGTTAGAGCCACCACCCCGGTTTGCGCGTTAGCGCTGTGATTTATTGACCTTGGAGAGTTGGAGAGTAGGCCAATTATTGGGCGTATATATGCATTGAATCAAAAAAAAATCAATGCTTACAATTTTAACGAATTTTAACGAATTTTAACGAATTTTAACGTAACGCACCCAATGCCCACAATTTTAACACTGTAGGCATTGGGTTGCAATAAAGGAGGCAACAAAATGCTTAACAATGATGTTATTAAAATATTTTTACAATCTATTCAATCCCTACCTAAAGAATTGCGCGATAATTACAAACGTTCATTGATGAATATTATAATTAAATCTAAAAAAGGAATTTTTGATCATGACTAAACAATATATAAACCCATGTAACTACGAAATAGCTGCCATCATTCCGAACTGGTTAATGCAAATACCAATGAGCCACCTTAGCGCGAATTCAAAAATTTTATATAGTCGCTTATGTGCATGGGCATATAAAAATGGCACTTGTTATCGTTCGGTGCCAAAACTTGCAAAAGAAATTGGTTGCAGCCCACGAAGTTGCGATAGATATATCAAAGAACTAAAAGACTTCGGTCTTATCGAAACATACCTAAACCAAGAAGGCGGTCAAAACAATTATAGATTTTTAAAGCACGAGCTAATGGATACCGAGATTATCCCAGAATTGACGCGTGACCAAAAAAAATCACCCCACGACAAATCTGACGCCCCCCCCACGTCAGACCTGCCGCCCCCCCACGACAAATCTGACGTGCATAATATAAAAGAATATAAAAATATAAATATCATGATCACTGAATCTGGCCAAAAAATGGCCAGTGAGGATGAACTGTTTTTTTTGTGTTGTTTTTTGGAATCTTATAATCTATATTGCCCTACGCACGACATTAAGAGCCTAACGTCAAAGCATATTAAAGCGATACGAATATTTCTTGATTGGCTTAAATCAAAAGGTATTGAATATAAGCCGGAAGTATTAAAGGAGTTAATGGAAAGTTATGAAGATAAAGCACATTATTGGTTAAGAGCTGGCGACTATAATAGCGAAAGAAGTAACCCTAAACTTTGCGCACTATTGAAGCCAGCAAATATCAAAAAAATGTTGAATGACAATTTTGATAGTTTTTACAAACAGGAGTAATTATATATGAAAAATGTACAACCGCAACCTTTAAACATTTATCAATCTTGTTTAAGTTTTTTAAGTACTTGTTTAAGTCCATCTTGTTTTAACGATCACAACGTTATTTTAGCCAAACAACAAGTAAAACCTTACATGCTGCCACACAGGGAAATGCAGATTTATTATAACGAAATTTTGAAAAATAATGTTGTAGGGTATGAAAATATGTGGGACTGGTCAGAAAACAATGATTGCTTGGCATTACACGCCAGCTTGTCTCAAGTTTATCACAATAAATACGAAATATTAAAAGATGTGGAGGAAATAGTTAAGAATTATTTTACTTATAAATCGGCCTGTGAGCTTCATAGCGCGCTTTTAAGATTTAATACATTAAAAGGTGTTGTTGATAGAGAAAAATTGATTGTAGATGCTTTAAATTCAGTTTTAGACTATAAGCAAAACAACTTTTTGAGAATAACGTCCCAAGAAGAGCGTTATGATAATTATATTTCTAATCTTGAAAATGGTACTGACACCGTTGTTTTAAATGATACAGTTTTCAATTCTATTGCTGATAATTCTATTAGAAAGCAAGGATTAATAACAGTTGCAGCCAGATCGGGAGGCGGTAAAAGTTATTTTTCAACTTACCTGGCCCTAGAATTTGCAAAAGTTCTCGATAAAAAAAATATTTTAGTTCTTGATTATGAAATGTATGAAGACGTCCAGACACAAAGAGAATTACAGTTACAAGGCTATACTGACGACCTAGAAGGTGCAATAAAAGCACGCAAAGACTTAGAACAAAAACAAGGCCGTATATTGTATATAGAGGGCGCTGCTACAGACAAAAAAATTGATACAGTTTGTCAAATGGCTAAAATTTACAATTGCCAATACCCTTTAGGCGTCATTGTAGTTGATTACATTGCGTGCTTACATACTGATAACAATTCTCAAAAGTATTTATCAATTACTGAGCAAGCCGATAAACTATCAAATCTTGCTCAAGAATTAAATTGTATCATTATTGCGCCGACACAAATTAATCGTGATTATAAAAATCGCGATAAAAACAATATACAAGAAATGTTACCAAAAACAACAGACGCCTCTTATAGTAGCGGTTTAGAGCAAAAATCTAATTTATGGCTTGGTATTGGAACGCCTGAAAACGATCCGACAGCGTTATATGTTGTTTGCCGTAAAAATAGATACGGCGCTAAAGATAACATAGGCATGTATCGTTTTAGAAATGGCCAACTTAATCCGGCGCCATACCAGCCACAACCAAGCGAATTTAAATCACAATTGGAGAAATTAAAATGAAAGAAATTTTAATCAAGACAGAATTTAATTTTAAGGTGAGTTATGGAAGATATTAAGTTTTTAAATTGGCTTTATAGACAAGCTGTTTCAAAACCCGCAACACCAGAACAAGATTTATGCAGTGATTTAAAAAGATATTTTGATTATCATCGGAGATTGCCATTTCATCAAAACACTAGTAAAAATTATAAGGAAAATTTTGAATTTCCAGACTTTGATCACATACAAGAACCGCTTAATAATTTACGCAAGCAATTCTTAAACAAATAAAAGTTATAAACAGAGTTATCCCCAAGAACTGGGGATAACTTTTAAGATTAGAGGCTTTCTAAATATTCTTTGACTTGGTTAAAATCAATTTCAGACGCTTTATAATGCGACACGCCCTTAATAGTCTTTTTAGGGATATTTAAACCCGTTAACCAGCGCCCAAAACCCCGACGGTCGATTTTTTTATCAGCACAGCCTAAGTTATTTAATATTTGCTGAATGCTTATAAAATCCTCTTCATTTTTAATTTCTTCAAACTCAGATTGCATCACTTTTAAAAGCTTAAGACTTAAATTGTACAAGCGCTCATCATAAGCGCTTAAAGGCTCCACTTGTTTTTTATCCATACAGTAACGGACATTTGTTTGTAAATAATTTGCAAATTCATTAAACATATAATTTTCCTATTCAATTTCTATTTCAGGTTTTGATAACTCAATGTCACCGCTTTTTATCAAATCATGAACATAATCTGATAAAATCTCGCGAGCGTGCTCATAATCACACGCGTCGATATCAATATCCGGCATATTGTCAATTGTATAAGTAATTGTGATAACCGGGTTAAATCTGTAATTTTTAGTCATTGTTCTGCCTTAATAGTTGTTGTGCGCCATTCAAATCTGATTTTATCAAACCATCTTATACATACATGTTTTACGCCATTTATGTATAATATTTCTTCCGTAGTTTTGTCATAATTAATCATAATTTACCCCGTCGTGAATATAAGCTATTGCATATTTAAACAAGTCTTTGTTAAGTTCACTGTTACGCGCTAAACACTTAGAAACTAAGTCGATAGCGTTGCTCAGTGATGCATAGTGGTCATTAGCTTTTAACGCTTCAACCATAGGCGTCATATATGCGTCGTGTAAATCGCGCTCATGTAGGGCGTAATGATAAAAGTTTTCAAGTTCTATTATAACTTCCTCGATTGTCAGGCCGCTTACTTGCGCGGCCTCTTTTATGATTGCTTGATTTAGCATTTTTTTAACTCCACCAAATCACGGATAACTTTTGTTAAAACCTCATACTCAGGACATAAAGTTGTAGGCAATTCCAGCTTACGTTTTTTAATGGCTATAATGGCATGATTTAAGGCTCTATTGTATTCAACCATGTTAAACTCTCCCTTCTAAATATTGAAAAAATGCATTGCTTAGGCAGGGGATAAAATCATCTAAGATAATATCGCGCTGAGTTGAATTTAAACCAATGTCACCAGAATAACTTTCGAAGTAAGCCAAAATATCATCTGAGTAAATGGGCAAAACTAAGGCTTTATTACTATGATTTATCAGCCAGTCCTTGCAAGAACTTTCTGTTATATAGCGCTCATCCCACACGCTATCTAATTGAACGTAAGATTTTAATATCTCACGTTTGCGCCAAGGCGACATTGGCAAAGATGGGCTACTATAGATTGCGTTGTGTAAAACGTCCCGGGCAACTCTCGCTATTTCATTTCTCATTTTTACATATCCTCTTTTTATTTAACTTAAGTTTATTATATGACAACTATTGTTATATGTCAACACTTGTCATAATCTTTTTTTATGCTATACTGTATTTAATTAATATTTAGGGATATTTTTATGATAAAATTTGACTATGGTGTGAGTGATCTATTAAGATTAAATCAAGACTTACACAAAGTATTTATTTTCATTATTGAAACAGGGAAACGTATCAATGGATAAGAAAGAACAAATGTACTATGATGCCGGAATGGCTAGAGGGCATAAGCAGGCCGATAAAATGGCTTATGAACTTAAATCAATGCATAGCAAGAATATCGCCGAGCAAAACAAGTATCATGAGAAAGAGTGTAAAGGTCGTGGCTATGCTGATAAGCGGGGTAAATAATTATGCCGGGCGGTCATCCAACTACTTATACTGAGGAAGTGGCGCAAAAGATAATAGATGCCATGGAGGGTTCTAGCGATCCGTTATCAACGATGTTGAAGTCGCGTGATGACTTGCCGTGTCCGTCAACTGTTTACAAGTGGCGGTCTGAAAACGAAGATTTCTCGGATAGATTACAAGCCGCTCAGCTTAAAAATTGTGCAAATGCCATTATGGATGATGACTCTTATTTGGACAAAAGGCTCAATTATTACATAGACAAAGAGGGCAACAAAAGAATCGATGCGCCTAGCGTTCAATTGCTCGCTATGAAACAGGGCGGTAAACGCTGGTTACTTCAAAAATTGATGCCGCAAGTATATGGAGATAAACCAGAAGACACAAACGCTGGTCAAAACTTGATTAGCGAATATCACAAAGACAACGATGACGCTAAAAAGTGACATTGAAGATTTTCCCACTTTCTGCAAGCGCTTTTTAAAAATAAAAGACAAGCAGGGCCGTATCATACCTTTTCAGCTCAACCGAGCACAGCTACACGTCTATAGGCTTATAGAGGAACAAAAGCAAACCCTTGGCTTTATTCGTATGCTTATCATCAAAGGCCGCCAGCAGGGCATTTCTACGATGATACAGGCTTATTTTTTCCATAGGATATTGCTCACAAAAGGCACAAGCGCTTTTATCTTAACAAACATGGCAGAGGCCACCAGTAACTTATTTGATATGACTAAGCGCTATCATGATAACTTGCCAGAAGGATTTGCACCTAAGCCGCGTCAGAAAAGCCATAACCGGCTTGTCTATGGCCCACCTATTAACTCAGGTTATCGTGTCGGTACTGCCGGGAGTCCTGACGTTGGACGCTCTCAAACTGTCCAGTTTTTGCATTGCTCAGAGTATGCATTTTTTAAGAACATTCAAGAAATCAAGTCGGGCTTAATGCAAACGATTGTAGACGCGCCCGGTACTGCAATATTTAAAGAGTCTACGGCTAACGGTGAAGAAAACTTTTTTTACCATGAAATAATGCAGTCAATGAACAATGACTCTTATTATAAAACTGTCTTTGTGCCGTGGTACTGGCAACATGAATACACGGCACCTGAGCCAGAAGGCTTTGAACTGACGGCCGAGGAAAAAGATTTAATAGCTTTGTATGGGCATGATGGGCTTACAGTTAATCATCTTGTCTGGCGGCGTCAGAAGTTAAAGAGCACGAGTAGCGATCCCCTACAAGCTATCAAGATATTTAATCAAGAATTTCCGTTTACGCTGGATGAAGCTTTTGTTAGCAGTAAAGAGGATATTTTTATCGATACTGATGTTGTTAAGCGTGCGCGTGAGACGGTTGTTGAGACCGAGGCGCCGCTGGTTATCGGTTTAGATCCGGCGCGATATGGTGATGATAGAACGGCTATTTGTTACAGATACGGACGAAAGGTTGAAAAGGTGGACTATTTTTATCATTTAGATACAATGGAAATTGTCGGTAAAATAGTTGATATCTTTAAAACAAAGCGGCCTATAAAAGTATTTATTGACGTAATAGGCATTGGCGCGGGAATTGTTGACAGGCTTAACGAGCTTGGTTATCAAGATAGCGTTGTTGCTGTTAACGTTGCGAGGCGCTCTAAGAATCCAGAGCGGTTTATAAACTTGCGTGCTGAATTATGGCAGGAACTTAAAGAGTTTCTATTACAAGACTTGCCAGTTCAATTACCTGATTGTGCCGAGCTTCAAAAAGATATATGCTCAGTTAAATATCAGATAGTTGACTCTAACGGTAAGATGAAAATTGAATCAAAGGACGACATTAAAAAACGATTGATTAAAAGTCCTGATGGTGCTGACGCTGTTTGCTTAACTTTTTATTATGGTCATAATCAGTCAAATAATGATACACTGTACAAAAAGCCACCTAATAACTATAATTCGACGCTTTGCTAAGGGGAAGGCATGAAACCACGTATCGACAAGAATTTAACTCAAAAGCTAAAAGAGCACGCGGAGTCGTGGCGCAATTATTTTAATACAAACATAACGCAGTACCATGACTTTTATGAGTTTGTGAAGGGCCGACAATGGTCTGACAAAGAGGAAGGATTGTTAAAAGAATATAACAAGGTGCCGCTTTGTGTGAATAAGCTTAATACTTTGGTTCGAACGTTAGTTGGCGAGCAGCGACAGAACACGCCTAACCTTCAAGTTATCCCGGATAAGCAGGCAAGCGAGCAAACGGCCGCGGTTAGAGAGGCATTAATCAAAACAATTGCTTTTCGCTCGACCAGCAAAGTGCATTATCAAACGGCATTCGCTCAGGCTCAAATTGGCGGCTTTTCTGCTTTGCGTTGTTATCATGACTATGAGAATAATCGTACATTTAACCAGCAAATATTGATAGATAGTTTTAGAGATCCCACAAAATGTTATTGGGATTTATCGGCGACAGATCACAATAAAACAGATGGCTCTTTTTGCGGCTTTACGAACTTTATGTCACGAAATGCGTTCCGGGCAAAGTATGGCGCTAAGATTGAAAAAAAAATAGGTGAGCAGGCAAGTGATGATTTAAGCTTCACATGGGCCAATGATAAGGGAATTGTCGTTAATAACGCTTTTGAAAAAGAGTACAAGACGACTACGCTTTATTTGCTAGAAAATGATATTGTCGCCGAAAAAGACGAAATAGAGATTATAGACGGCGTTGCAATATATGACGGTATCCCGCTCGGTATTTTAGACGAGCGCGAGGCGCCTAAGTATATTATTCGCTGGTATAAGACAGCGGGCGATTATGTCCTAGAGGAAAGTATTTTCCCATCCGAAATATTGCCGATTCCTTTTGTTGATTGCGATAGCTGGTATGACAGGCATGGCAAGCAAGTTTGCGTACCGTTTGTGGCTGACGTTAGGGATACGCAAAAGTATTTAAACTATCTAGCGACACAATCCGCTTACCTTTTAAAGACGTCGAGATATGACCAATTCTTAGTTTCAAAAGAGAATATACGCGGTGAAGATACGAAAGCGATTTGGACTAATCCGTCAGCGCAACAAGGTGGTTTATTTTTTGACAAAGACCGTGACGGTTTTATACCGCAACCGCTAAGGCCACCAGAATTACCAGCTAGTTTAACGCAGCAATATGACCGGGCTATGAGTGATTTATATACCGGCACTGGCATGTATGCATCTAGGCTTGGCGACCAAGGTAATGAGGTGTCAGGAAAAGCAATTGATAGCCGGACGCGTCAAGGCAGTTATTCAACCTATATTAATTTTGATAATTTAAACAGGGCTATTAATACAATAGGCGTTTTAGTGAATCAAATGATACCAAGTATTTATGACACCAATCGCAGCATAACACTAGACATGCCGGATACTGGCGAAAAGCTTGTTAATTTAAACGAGCCTATGGACGAGTATGGCGGCTTTATTGAAAACGATATGACCAAGGGCACCTATGAGGTTAAGCTTAAAGCAGGCCCAAGTTTTGAAGGTCAGCGTGAGATTATGTTTCAGAGCTTAAATCAAGTATTACAAGCTAACCCGGAAGTGTTTCAATTAATTGCTGATTTGTATGTTGAAAATTTACCGGCTGAAAATGCGATTGAACTTAGAAACAGATTAAGAACGATTGTGCCGCCTGATATTATAGAAGCGGGTAAAACTGGTCAACCTTTACCGAAAAAACAGGAAGGACCAGATCCACAGCAAATAATGGCACAATTAAAGGCCCAAGAACTTGAGCTTAAAAAACAAGAATTAGAATTAAAAGCGCAAAAACAAAACGCTGATATTCAAATGGAATTAGAGCAATTAGAAAAAGACCGCCTAGAGATAGCGGCTAAACTTGAAGAGCAAGAAATGAGATATACAGCAGAGACAGGACGCACACAGGCTGATATAAGAATAGCCCACGCCGATAATCTAGCTAAAATTTTAACACATAAAATACAATAAAAAGGTGATTATATGAGTGAGCAAAATGTTGATAATTTATTGAAGGGTTATGATGCGCCAGCGCCAGAAGTTAAGGCACCGGAGCCGGAGGCACAACAGCCAGAGCCAGAACAGCAACCAGAGACGCACCCAGAACCAGAGACAAAGCCAGAGGCACCGGAGACAGATGATAGCGACGCTGATTATGGCCTTGATTTAGATGGTGAAAGCGACAGCGAAAAAAAATACACTGAAAGCGAGTTAAATGACCGCATTAACAAGGCTGTCAGGGAGCGTTTAGAGCGCGCTAATCGTAATAAAGCACCTAGTGAGCAAATAAGCGAACAGCAGGCAATGCAGGCTCACCAAGACGGTTTTGAGTTTGATAACAACTCAAGTGAGTCATGGGAAAAACAATTAGAGAATTTTGTTTGGAATACGGTAGAAAAGCGCTTTAGTGAAAAGCAGCAAGAACAGCAGCGCAATCAAGAGCAGGCCAGACAACAAGAATATGAGCAAAAGTTTTTAGACGGAATGTCTAAGATTAATTCTAAATACAATGATTTTGAGCAAGTTGTTGGCAATCAAAATATTACCGATCCGATGGTTTTAGGAACGCGGCATATGAGAGATCCGGCGGCTTTTTTGTATGCTGCCAGTAAAAATCATAGTGATGAGTTAAAGCGTATTTCGAGCATTGACGATCCCTATCAGCAAATTGCAGCTATCGGCAATCTTGAGGCTAAAATGCGTTCACAGTCTAAAAAGTCAAAAGCACCACAACCATTGAGTCAAACACCGGAATCAGGCGCAAGTGTTGGCGATAGGTCCATTGACGCCATGATTAACGACTATAGTAGACAAAAAGCCAAACGCCGTGGCATAATGTAGGCGCATATCCAAATAACAATACCCACAGCATAAGCCAGTTTCTAATACTGGCTTTTTTTATAGTTTGCAATTTTGTTACAATATACTATAATCAAATTATACAACTGGAGTAAAAGCGCTCCCCAGTGCGCAAAATTATACAATGACGAGTAAGGGAACACCGTCACCCGCCTAAAAAATCGCGTGTAATTCTTGTCTACCGCGTGACAAATTGGTTCAGGATTAACTAATTTGGAGACAGAAAAATGTCTAATACTTTTCGTACTACCGCTTACGTCCTTGATGACGTATTGGTTCGCTTTGTTAACTATTTAAACTTTGCTAAAACAGCTAATCGTAACTTTGAAAGTGATTTCAAAAATCTAAAATATGCCACTGGTCAAACTATGGATTATCGCTTAGAAGAACGTTATCTTGGTGGTCGTGGTGCTACAGCGACAGCAGAGGCCAGAACTCAGATAGTCAGACCGCTTACTATTGATACTCAGTTTCATACTATGGTTGAGTTTTCAGGATTTGAGCTAACTTTTGATAGAGCTATGGACCAACCTTATCTTGATATGATGGTTGACCCACGAGTCAAAACGCTTGCCAACGATGTTGAAAAGTACATTGCTACTGAGAATTTTTATCTTAAAACATATCAAGCAACTGGTACTCCGGGTGCGGCACTTGATTTTGATACTATTTCAGACACAAGAGCTTACGCGGGCGAGCTTGCAATCCCTGACGATGGTCGTCGTTATTTAGCGCTGCCTTATCGTGTCAGTTCACAGGTAACCCGTGACTTGCAAAATAGTTTCAACAACAAAGTTAACACCGGCGCTTTACTCGATGGCTTTATCGGCCATTTAGCTGGTTTTGACATGTTTGAAACTAACTTTTTACCACGCCATATTGCGGGCGCTGGTGAATCTGGTGGTGCGCCACCAACTGGTTTTAAACTTGGTGGTATTGTAACTGGTGGCCCTGTTTCAAGTGGCTCAAGTTTGTCATTAACTAATCTGGTTGCGTCGTCTATTGTGTTTAGAAAAGGTGATATCATCGAGGTTGACGATGGCGACGGTGTGTTTATGGTTAACCCATTGACACAAGAGTCATTGCAGCAACGCGCACAGTTTGTTGTTACGGCTGACGTTCTTTCAGATGGTGCTGGTGCGGCAACTGTGCCAATTTCACCTGAAATCATTGTAAGCGGTGCACGTCAGAATGTATCAGCGCCTATCCCTAATGGTGCACAGATGCTTTTAAGAGACGATCACAACGTTTCAATCATGTACCATTCAAACGCGCTAGTGTTTGCAGCACCACAGCTTAAAGAGCTAAAAGGCGGTGTTGAAGCTGTTACTCGATACAGTGACCAATACAAAATGTCTATGACTATGAGCTTAGGTGCTGATATCAGAAATTATCAACAACTTGACAGAATTGACATGATTGGCGGGGTTGCGATTAACCCTGAGTTTGCTATCCGTGTTTGTTCTTAATATTAAGGGGCTTAGGCCCCTTTTTGTGAGGTTATGATGATTGAATATCAAGGAAAAATGATTAAGCCCGAACACTTTCGAGTTAATGTTTACGATAAAAAGGGCAATAAAAAGCTTTGCAATAGTTATAAAGAGTATAGTGAAGCGTTAGAAAATGGCTGGTTAGAAGTTAAGCCAAAGCCTAAAGAAAAAAAGGAATAAGGCATGGTACAGACTGTTCGTGAATTTGTAAAAGACGTTTATAAGTTGATAAGTGCGGATAACCCGACGGTGCCGTTACATGGAACTGATAATAATAACGAAAATCAGAACGTTGCAATAAGGATTTTGAATCAGCTTTTAAGTTATTACAATGCGAATGGTACTATGCTCACCATAAACAAGGATGTTTCTTATTCTATTATTGCTGGCACTGAGCGCGTCAGTTTTGGCGCGCCATTGTCAGGTTTTGATGTTGAGGAAGGAATATTATCTTATGTCAATAATGCGTGGCTTGAGCTTTCTGGTACGGCTTATCCTTTGACTGAGTTTCCACGTAATAAATTTAAACAGACTTATCGTTACGATCCGTTATTAGGATTACCGCTTTATTATTTTTTAGAGCGTAGAACGGATAATACATCAATGCGATTGTATCCGGGAGCGTCTCAAGAATATACATTAAATGTTCAGGGTAAGTTTTCTGTTACTGAGCTTACGTCTAATGATGATATGTCTCAATTTCCATTGTATTATTCAGAATTTTTAAAATTAGCAACTGCAAAAAGGTTGAGTGTTTATAAGGCGCGTTCTGAGGCTTGGACGCCAATGTTAGAGAATATGTTAAAAGATGCTCACAGTGAAATGTTGGCGGCAACGCCTATGGATTTAAGCATTAACAGTAATTCAAATACGATGTTATGGGGCGCGTCACGCGTCAGGGCTGGTGTGTAATGCCTATTAAAGAATTGCCAATTATCGTACATTATGGCAAGCAACGCTTTAATCAATTTAACTCGATGGATTCGGCTAATTTTAGTTTGGTTCAGGATAGCATGGGCAAAAAAAAAGTTGCTATGTATCCGACGATGGGCCGTCGGAATGTTGAAGTTGACAACAAAAAGTTATTAAATTTTGAAGCAGAGCCAAGGGCTATTTTTCGGTCAATTAATTTTGGTTATGCCGTTGTTCGGGATAAGATTTATAAATTTGGTGATAGTTTTACGCCGATTGACATATCCAATAGTGACTTTACTGGTTTTAACAAAACGGTTTGGTTTACTTATTTGCCAACGCCTACGAAAGTTTATGCCATTTTTACTGATGGCAACAATATGTATATTTATGATGAAACGTCAGCGGGATTAATGGCAACGGTAACGGATTCTAGGGCGCCGTCTAATCCGACGTTTGTAGCGGCTTTTGGCAATCGTATTGTTTGCAGCAATGCCGATTCAACACAGTTTAATGTGACACGCTTAAACTTAGATAATGCAGCGGCGGCGACTGCGGCGACTAATTGTTTTTCTTTTGGTACGCCCGCGGCGGCTATATTTGCTCAGGAGTCTGGAAAAATTCGACAAATGGCGGTGTTGCATAATCAGCTATATATATTTACTGATTTTGATGTTGGTATATGGTCTAACAGTCCGACGTCTTTAAGTTCTAGTAATACGGTGATTCCGTTTCCGTTTCGCAAAAATACAAGTTATAACTTTGATTTTGGTATTGCCGATCCAAACAGTTTAGATGTTGATTTTGGCATGATGGTATGGTTGGGCCAAAGTCGTAATGGTTTAGTTGAATTTGTTATGAGCACAGGCGGGCGCCCTGAGTCTATACAGGATAAATCGATTGACGTGTTGCTTGAAAATAAGACTGCCGAGGGAAATCCGAGTCCATTTTTAACTGAACAGGTTAATGGATTTTTGTATCAATATGAAAACAGTGTTTTTTATCGTGCGAGTGCTGGTCGTTATAGTGGCACGGGTTACGTTGATTGTGATACTGAAGCGGCAAGTATTGAGCATAATTTTGATACTAAGACGTGGACGCGTTGTATTGAGTTAAATGGCGAGCGGTGCCGGGTTGAAAAGCATATTTATTTAAACAATAAGCATTTAGTGACTGTGCAAAATGACACGAGTATTTATGAGTTTGATGGCCGGACGTATGTTAATTATAGGCGTAATAGTGATAATTCTGTTCCAATAACGTCGAATGATTTTTATGTTATCGATCCGATGCGTTATATAGCTATTACACCTTTGATTTTTGAGCCAGATTATAGTGAATTTATAACAGACTGGGTTCAAATTGATTTTGTCTGGGGTCGAAGCGGTGTTGTTGAGGCCGATTTATTGTATGCCAATACAACATTTATTATTACAGAAGATGCTGATGGTGATGGCGAGCCTATATATGTTATTGCTGAGGATTCTGATAGTGATGGTAACCCGATTTATTTAATTACTGAGGATAGTGATACGCCGTCGGCTGGTGGTGACATACATTACCGCAATTATTTTAGGCCCCATGTTGAGCTTTATTATAGTGATGATGGTGGCGAGACATATTTACAGGCTGATGTCAGGCATTTTAGTGATATTGGTTTTTATAGGTGGCGTATGCGGTGGTATGAGTTAGGTAGTTCTCGCAATAGAGTTTATAAGCTTGTTTGTGTAAGTGTTGGCCCGATGGTTGTATTGGGTGGTATTATGTCGACCCGTCCGGCGTCCGGGGGTGCTAGGTGACTTTAAGAAATTTTCCGGCTATTGATACGCCGCCGTTAGAGGATATTGAGTTAAGTGCGCCTTTTGAGAATTGGCTTGGTGTATTGGCTGACACTATTAATGCTTTGCTTTATACTGGTAAATATGAATTTGCTGGTGGCAGTGCGGCTAGTATACCGGTAGAGGGTTTGACTAGTCAGATGATTTGTTTTGCACAAATTGAGAGTTCTGCAAATGCGGTATCGGTCCAGAAGGTGACGCCGGTTATTAATACGGCGCCGACGTTGAATACATTGGATGTTTTATTTAGTGGCGATCCGGGCGAGTCAGTTATAAATTATTTAATACTAAGGACGGTATAATTATGAGTTGGTTGAGCGAATTATTACATGGCAATAAAGGTGCTTATAATCAGGCTATTGGCCAGTTAGAGGGTAGTCGCGGACGTGCTCAGGGTTATATGCAACCATTTCTGGATAACTTATCTAATCCTAAAAAATTTATGGGTGAGTTAACTGAGGGTTATTCTGAGTCACCTTATGCTCAGCAATTGACCGATGTTGCCACAGAAGCAGGCAAGAGTGCTGCAAGTTCTATGGGGTTATCTGGTAGTAGTAATGCGGTTCAAAGCATTGAGCAGCAAGCCGGTTCGATTGCACAGCAGGACCGTCAACAGTATTTACAGAATTTAATGAACATGTATAACACGGGTGCGGGTGTCGCTGGTAATATGGCGGGCATTGAGGGGCAGTATAGTGGTCCATTGGCTGAGCTTTACGGTGGTAAAGCGTCTTCTGGTCCGAACATGTTAGCAACTTTGCTTGGTGGTGGCGCTGGTGCACTTGGCAGTTATTTTGGCGGTCAGGGCGGTCAGGGTGGTCAAGGCGGTCAAGGTGGTCAAGGCGGTGGTTTCATGTCAGCGATTACTAAAGTATTGCCGTTTCTTTTATAATTAGGGGGTTTTAATGGCTTTTAATTTTAGTCCGACGCCTTCTTTATTGCAGGGCTTTCAAACTGGCAGTAATTTTATCGATCAGATTATGCGCCGGCGTATGGCTCAGCGTCAGCAGGATATGACAGAGCAACAACAACAGCGTCAAAAGCAGTTCGATCCGTTAAAAAAACAGTTAATGGAAGCGCAGATACAAGAAGCAACCATTAAAACGCAAAAAAACAAACAGAACATGGAGTTGTTACAAAAAGCATTGCAGCAAATGTCTGGTGGTGCTATAGGTGGCGATCCTAATATGACAGAGGGCCAATATGATTCCCAAAAATCAGTTTTGCAGCCTGTAAACCAACAGCAAATGCCCGGCGTACAAGCTGGCGAATCAAATGCTAGTATTCCTAATAGTGATGATGAGTGGGAGCAGTTAAGCAAAAAATCTGGTTATGGCGCTTTGTCTGAGCCAATATCACAAAAAACACAATTGCAAAATATGATTGCTTCGCAGTTAGGTCATAAAGTGGAGCGCAAAATTGAGGATGGTGTTGAGTACAATTACAATCCTTTATTCGGAACCAGTCAGCGCCGTGTTGGCATGAACCCATTACAAAAACAATTAGCAGGCAAAGATGCTGGTATTATTTCAGATTTAGAAAAAGATGCTTTAGCGATACAGCCAACTATAAATACACTAGGCGAGCTAAAGAATGTTGTTAATTCTGATACTTATAAAAATTTAACTAATATACCATTTTACCGTGGCAAACAATTAAGTGTTTTGGCAAAAACGGGAACGCCAGAACAGCAGGACGTTATTGGTAGATTTAATTCATTATCTGGTGAAATTGTGAAAAATTTATCTAGGGAGTTTAAAGGTCCGTTTAGGGTTGGTGAGCAAGCGCTTGCTGAAAGAATGAAGCCTAGTGAGAATGATACGCCACAAACTGCAATGGCTAAAATTGATATGTTAATGAAATTAACTGATTTAAATCAAAAAATGATGTCTATGGTGCCACAATTAATGAGAGAACATTCTATAAGTTCTACACATGCTCATGAAATTGCTAAAAAACAACTTGGTGTCAAAGATTTTATTAACAATGTCAATAATCAATTAAAGACTATAAATAAACCACAAAAGCAATCATTCAATTTTGATAAATTTAAGGTGGTAGAATAATGGCTGATATTAAAATAAAGGCCCCTGATGGCACTGTAAGGCTTATCCCTGATAAATTTGTAAATGATGCTTTACAAGCAGGTGGCGAGTTTACCAGTCCAGAGGATATGGCTTCTTATCAAGTTAAACAGCAATATCCTAATATGCCTGATTCTTTACGAAATGCTTTATTAAAAATGAGCGGTACAGGATTTGGTGATTTAGCTCAAAAAGCTGAACCAGTTACAGGCGCAATTCAAGAGGGCGTTGAAACAGCAAGATTACCTGAAATGGCCGGTGGTTTTTTACAATCCGCTGGTGACATGGTAGCGTCGGTTGCTAACATTCCCGCTTATGCGCAAGAAAAAATGGGAAGAGAGGCTAGTTTTAGGGTACCGCATCCTGACTTTGGTCAATATTTACCGCAAGATATGGCAAGTAAAATTGCTTTTGGTGGTGGTGAACTTGCTGGTGCTTTATTGCCTATTGGTGGTGGTGTGGCAGCCACGTCAAAATTGGGCATTCCGGCTCAAATGGCCATGGGTGCTGGAACTGGTGCAATACTTGGTGAAGATAAAGAAGGCGGCAGAGGTTTAAGTTCGGCTATTGGTGCTGGTACAGCCGGTTTGCTTGGTGCGGGTCAAAAAGCTTATAGAGCAATGTCTAATAAAAGTATTGCTAAAGAATTGCAGCAAACTAAAAAAAGTGCTGAAAATGCTTATAAGGGTATGTATAAGAATTTTTTTGATAAAGTTGATAATCGAAAAATACCAGAAATGATAGATAAGCGCCCTACGATTGATGTTAGAACGCTAACACAAGAGGGTGATAATCAATATTTGAAAAGCTTAAAGCGATTTTATTCTAATCCCACATTAAAAAATGCTCATGATGCGCAATCTGATTTATTTAAATATATGAAAAATCTTGATGTGACTGATAAGACAAAAGGTTTAGCATATAAAGAGGCTCAGCGAATTAGAAATGAGTTAAATGGCAACATATTAAATCATTTGCATGAGCATAATTCTTTGGATTTAGCTTTGGAGTTAAATAATATTGGTCAGGGTTATAAAGAAAATGTTGTACCTTATCTAAAATCAGATGCTTTGCATAAGTATAGCAAAGGAAAAATTAGTCCTTCTGATTTAATTAGTGATTTATTAGGAAATAGAGGCGAGCGTGAATTTTTGCAAGAAGTTGGCGAACATCATCCTGATTTAATGCGTCGTAAGCATATAGATGATTTGGTATCTAATAAGTATTTAAAGGCATTATTGGGAAGTGGTTTAGGTGGTGGTGCTCTTTATGGTGCTTATGAATTTGGCAAACGGAGTTAAATAGATGGCAACAATACAATATTACAGAGCGGCCAATCCGATATGGTTTTTTCGTGATTTAACGGGAAATCCGTTAGACGATACTTATTATGCTCATTTTTTGACAAACACTTTGCCTTATATACCGCAGCCGCCGTTTAACAGTCCTTATAGTACGGCTGGTGTATGGACTGGTGGTGTTGTTCAGTTTCAAGCTAATGGTGGTTTGCCTGATAATTTATATTTCGATCCTGATTTGGTTTATCGAATTGAGATTAGGCAGGGTTCGACTCAGGCCGATCCGTTAATTTATGAAATTAACAATTTTGATTCGACATGTGGTGTTAATACGTCTAATGATGGCGAGGATAGTGCTTTTACTATGGGTAATTTAGTGACTAACCCGCAGTTTGATTTAATTAGTTTTAGTGCGCAAACGGGTCAATTTTTAACGTTATCTGTTACGGGCAGTACAACCACCAGTTTTGAAATTGCGCCGGGTTGGTTTTTAGACGTTGAGCATACTGGCAATGGTAGTGTAGGTGTCAGGCGTATTTTTGCAAGTGGTACGGATAATATACCGGGTCAGGGTTCGGCTTATTTAACGGTTGATACGACTAATCAGTCAAATATAACGTCAGTTAAGCTTAGGCAGCGTTTTAATGGTAATACTGGTTTATTTTATTCAACAGCACTAGCTAATAGATTTGTCAGTATTTTTTGTACTATTCAATCGAGTGTTAGTGGTGGTACATTTGATGCGCGTTTGATAAGTAATACTGGTGGCAGCAATTCAACTGAGCAATTGTTGTTAAATGATGTCACATCGACTAGTTTTGATTCTTATTCGTTTACAACAGAAGCTTTGCCGTTATCAGGTAATTCACAAAATAATCCTAATGCAACGGTTGATTTGGTATTTAATGTTGGTTTAGGCCAGCAATTTTCGATTACCAGTGTTCAATTAGTGAGTCAGTCAAATTCTGATACGCCGGGTTTTGCTCAGATGTCTAATGAGCGCAAGCTTGATTTTACGTGGCATTATTACCGTGAGAGTTGCATTATTCAGCCAAAGACTGATTTATTATCGGGTTGGAATTTTGCTCATAATCCGTGGCAGGCGCTTTATGGCAGTGGTGGTGGTATTGCGACTACTGCGGTAACGACTTTTGATTTGGCGGCGGGTTATACTGCCGATCAGACTATTATTTATCAGCGTGGTGGTGCCAGTAATGTTGCTACTGGTCAAGCGAGTGTTGGCAATAATTATGCTTTTACGGTTAGAGCTGTTACGGCTGACAATAAATTTGCTATGATTCAGTATATCGATCCGGAAACGTGTCGTGGTTACTGGAATTATAAAGTAAGTGCTTTAATTCGATCTAAACTTGTTACAACCAATAGTACAAATTTAAGATTTAAAGTTAGGCTTATGCGTCGAGATTCTTTGCCTTCGACTATTGGAGCGGCTGAGCCTTTTTCAAGTTGGGCTAATACTGATGGTGCTTTGCCGGTGCTTGCGTCTGGTTGGAGTTGGATAATACCGGAAAACGATCCGGTATATAATTTTCCAACGACTGCCGATCCGAATCAAGGCGCCAATTCGTTTCAGTATATAGCGGTTGATAATATACAGTTACCGGCAGCGACTACGGCTAATGAGACGCTGGCTATTGTGATATTTACGCTTAATAATATGAATGAAACGGGCACAGCTGATGAAGTTTTATTTGAAAAAGTGTCGTTAACGCCTAATGAGTTTGCAATTGATGTGGAGTCGAGGACATTTGAGGAAGATTTAAAACGTTGCGAGCGTTATTATTGCAAATCTTTTGCTCAAGGTACGTTTCCGGCTGGTAGTGTGACGCCTAATCATATTGAATTTTTGCAGGCTAAAAATGCCACTGGAAATCCAACAGGAACGTCGGGATCAATTTATTATCCTACAACAATGTTTCAGGTACCAACCATTACAACTTACAATCCGGTAGCGGCTGGTGCTCAAGTATATAGTTTTACAGCTAGTGGCAGTTTTACTAATACAACTGCCATTGCAGCGGCAACAGGAACACAGGCGTTTGCCTTACAATACACAACCGGAGGTGGTTCTATAGGCGATAGGCTTGGAATACATTTTACAGCTAACAGCAGGCTCGGAAGATAAGGAACTCTCATGACAAGATATAAAAGCAATTATGATTTAACGCATCCACATACTAAAAACAATGCAGCAATAACGCTTGCATCGACCACTGAGGATAATTTTACGGTTTCGGGTAGTAATAATGAGAAATATATTGCTATATTTAATTACCCGAGTGACAGCGAAGTTTTTGTTACTATTAATGATACGGCCGCTATTCCCGGGGCTGGAACCGTTACATATCCATCGACATCGATGTTTAAACCTAAAAAGCTTTATGTTCAAGCGGGTGATACGGTTAGTTTAATTGCATCGGCAGCTATAAGCATGGGTGTATCTTTATATCGATATGAATAAGGATTTTTGTTATGCCTAATTTAAATACAAGGAAGTTTTCAGAATTTTTTGCTGGCGGCGACATGGTTCAGGGAAATGAGCCGGTCGGCCTTGAAGGTGGTGTTAATACTATATGGAACGCGCGCTTTCAGTTTTTAAACCCCGGCGATACGGCATCGAGACCTGTGAGTCCTAATACTGGCGACATTCGATTTAACACTGATTTAAATGAGTTTGAGTATTGGGATGGTTCTAACTGGGTTCAGCTTGCAGCCACTGGCGGCTTTATTCCAGCCAATCCACCAACCACAGACAATGCTATTGTTAGATGGGATGGTGTTAATGGTGATTCCATCCAGAATTCAGACATTATTATTGATGATAGTAATAATTTGACTAATAATAATACTGCAACTTTTTTGTGGGGCACCGCAACAGCGGTAACTAACAGTAATTTTCATATATACAATAGTACAAACGGAATAATTTCATCAACCAATGAAAATGGTGATACTACAGCAAAAGACGGTATTTATTGTGTGCCACATTACACTAATGCCGAAGAGCCATTCGGTGTTATAAGGGGTGCAACAGGTGTATCAAGCAATATTATTACAATTGGTGGTGGTGTTAATGCGGTCAACGCTGCTACTGAAATTGATTTTTATACAGCATCCAATCATACAACCATTAACGGTACAAGGCGTGGCAGAATTGACAGTTCTGGAAACTTTCTTTGGAATACGACCACGGCTGCAACGAATAGTAATTTTAATATACACAATAGTACAAACGGTATTTTTACAGCCACTAGTAATACCAATGATACAACAGCTAAAAACGGTTATTTTTGCATTAACCATTACGATAATAGCGAAGAACCGGCAGCAGCTGTCGGCGCCCGTTCTACTGCAACCGAAAATTTACTTAATTTAGGTGGTGGCACTGTAAATATGAATGCAGCTACAGAAATTTTATTTATCACGGCTGCAAACAACACTACAACTTTAGGCACTACAAGAGGTCGCATTAATAATGCCGGACAATTTTTGTGGAACAATGATTCACCGGCGGTTAATAGTAATTTTAATATTAATAATGCACCTACTGGCATTATGACTTTAACAAATTCAACAAGTGCCACTAGCACTAAAACTGGTATATATTCAAGCCCACATTATGATTATACAGAAGAACCAGTAGTAGGTATGGCTGTTATTAGCGATAATTCTAATAACGACATAAGAATAGGTGGTGGAAACGGCAATGTAAATGCTGCAACAAGAGTTAGAATATATTCTGCAGCAAATGACACTACTACTACTGGCACGGAAGTAATGAGGGTTACCCCGGACGGCTGGTCAATGAACGGAGGTACCGACTTTTTTGATGTTTATGAAGAAAAAAAATCACATACTCCAACAGCTTCTTTTGCTACACCGGGCACTTCAAGTTTTGCATATACAACGCACGATTTTGAATATAACATTACGGGCAATAAGCTTGAGTTTTTTGTGGCATTGGATTTTACTCCAACTATAGGAACTGGAAGCGGTCAATTAAGAATAAGTTTGCCTAACACATCGAGCTTTAGAGGTGGGGGTTCAATCCTTGTTTTAAATCAGAGATTTACATGGAACTCTAGGACCTCATGTTCTATTTATATACCACCAAGCGCGAACTATTTTAATGTATATACACAAGCTTCAGGACAAACAACCTACGCAATAACAGCCAGTGATATGACCACTGGCCAACTTCACCAAGTTTGGGCACATGGTGTTATGTTTATTTAGGAGAAAAAACGATGCAAATAGAAACACGCTTAGAAAAACTTGCTATTGATTATAAAAATAAGTCAATGCAATTAAGAGTACAAGATTATGTTGTTGATGAGCAAACGGGTTCAGCTATGCCATTAATGAATAGAAATAACAACGATACTTTGCTGCCCGGTGATGACGCAAGGCTTGATAACTTTGTGGCTAACGTTTCAGACGCTAACAAAGTGGCCCAAGTAAAAGCTCTTAAATCTGAACTTTGGACCAAAGAGGTTGTTGATGCTAGATACATGCGTGAAGGCTTAGAGGCTGCAGGCGTTGTTGATAAGCCGGAAGCCGAATGGACTAATGAAGAAAAGAGGGCTTTTAATAGTGCGGTGCCGGAGGCTTATCATAAAGTGGTTGAGGAAAAAGTATAATGCCTTTTAAATCACAACAACAACGCAAGTATATGTATTCACAAAAACCAAAGCTTGCAAAAGAGTTTGAGAGTAAAACGCCAAAGGGTAAGAAATTACCTAAGCGCGCACCTAAGAAAAAGTGACACTTGCTTGATTATGTGTCAAAATATTTTTGTTTAATTAATTAAAAGACAAGGAGTCTTAAGCCATGGCTATAACGGAAATTTCAAGAGATTGGGGCAGAAGTCCTTCAATTGTAAGAATCGAGTCTGATGATTCTTTAGCGACCGCGTTAGGTAGTACTTACCTTGCTGACGAGGCCGATAACATTAAATCAGTTAACGATGGTCCTTTTGAGTGGCTCGATGAGGATTTATGCTTAATCAAAGGCAGTGATGGTTTTGCGTGGTCTGAGGTAACTGTATCTGGTGATGATGTTACTCAAGCACCTTCTAATATGAATTTAAGTTTAGCGCATTATACTAAAGAGGCTGATGATGGTAGTGCTGCCGCTGTTACCGCTGAAACCCCGGTGCTGTCAAGCTCTGGTGGCCTTCAAGTTCAAGCGGTACGCTTTTTACCGAGTGCGGCCCTTACTGCTAATAACACGAATTACGCAACGCTTACAGTTGTTAACCGTGACGCGGCTGGAAGTTCGGTTGGTACAATTGCAGCAATTACCACTGAGATAACCGGCTCTGGCGACTGGGTGGCTTTTGTACTAGAAGATTTTGGCACGCTTGCTAATGCTACAATAGCTGCCGGTGGTACGGTGACTTTTGAAATTGAAAAAGCCGCCTCTGGTGTTGTTGTACCAGCGGGTTCGCTTGAAATCGAATATGTCGCGCTTTAAATTTTTTGTTGTAGCTCTCCCTTGCATGGCGCTTTGTAGTTGCGCCATGTTCTTATGTATTGAGTATGATAAAAAGCCTTGCATTATCCCGCAATCTGATTACCATTTTAAGACCTGTGAACCGTTTCAGTTTAGAGTTAAGCCTAAAGTTTACTATGTACCTAAAGGATTTGATACAGACTTAGCAAGTATACCGCGCTGGTTTTGGGTCCTATTGCCACCACAAAAAACAGAATTTATCGCACCGGCTATCATTCATGATTACTTATATCGCTGTCCTAATGGTCTGACCCGTTATCAGGCTGATAATGTTTTTTATAATGCTTTGAGAAAAGAGGGCGTTGGCATTTATGAGTCATTAATCATGTACAGTGGCGTTCGAATTGGTGGCTCTCAATTTTTTGACAAGAAAAGGCAAAAAGGATGTTATTAGAGCAACGTATTATTGAAGATGAGGGTTATATCCCTCATGTTTATAGTGATTCTTTGGGTTATGACACAATCGGCGTTGGTTTTTGTGTTGATAAAGCGGTTCCCGGTGCTGGCCTTCGTAATGAGGAAATTGAATTTATATTATCGAATCGTATTCAGCTTATAAAAAAAGAGTTATTACAACATAGTTTTTACAATGATTTAGATTCAGTTCGTCAAGAGGCTATTATTAATATGGCTTATAACCTGGGTGTGCCTAAGCTTTTAAAGTTTAAATACATGATTGCGGCTATTAAAAAGCAGGACTGGAAGTCAGTTTATAATGAAGCTTTGGATTCAAGATGGGCGGCTCAGGTTAAACAAAGAGCGATAAGGATAGCGCTATGTCTAAAGAACGGAGTGTGGCCAGACAATTAGAGGCCATCGAGGAAGTTAAGTTTTATAATTGGGTCAGACGAAAACCGGCTATTGCACCTTATATTTTTAAAATATGCAATGAGGGTAAGCGCTCGCCGCAATATGGAATGCAGTTGAAAAGACAGGGGATGCGTGCTGGTGTATTAGATAACTTTTGTATGATTGCCCGGGGCGATTATCATGGTCTATGGCTAGAATTTAAAATAAAACCTAATCCGCTGACTAAAGCACAAAAAGAATTTGCAGAAAACGCCAAAGAGCAGGGTTATAAAGTTGTTGTTGTTTATAGTGCTGATGAGGCCATCAAAGAGTTAGAAAGCTATTTATCTTGATCAAAATATTCAAATAAGTATAATCGCAAAAGAAAAGGCGCACCATGGGGGTACGCCTATCAATTTTTTATAAACATTAACAGGTGCATCATACCATGATAAATTCAGTTTGCAAGTATCAATTTCTTTTTTCCAAAATTGACGGCTCAAATCTTTTAGAATCAAGCTTTTTAAGTTGTATATTTGATTCATTATTAAAAAATGGTCAAGTCGCATGCCAAAATCAAATTCCAAGTGAAAAGCTAAAACATTCCGTTAGAACTATCCAGCGCACAAAACAATCTCTTATAAAGAAAAAATGGATAGAAGTTCAAGGCCGTTCTTTTAAACAAAAAATTATTCCCGGCCAAAAATTACAAAATTTAATTAATTATATTTAAGGAGAAAAATATGTCATCAATTTTTTACAAACATTACACTTGCTTGTATCGCCAATCTGATTTAGATATTCATGAAATATCAATATTAAATATTGTTATATCTCACACAAATAAAAAAAACATATCTAATCAATCCAATATTGGCCTCTATAATATTCTTAAAAACATCATGAGTTTTTCTAAAATAAATAAAGCTATGAGCGCTTTACAAAAAAAAGGTTATTTAATCGCATTTGGTAAAACGTATAACAGAAAATTACAGCTATCTGAAAAGCTACTAAAATTACTTGATCGCACCAAAAATGTCATTGATGAAAAATTGAACGATGTTTCCTGTGAGGAAAGGGATGTTTCCTGTGAGGAAAGGGATGTGTCACCACAGGACAATATAATAGATAATACTAATAGATCTTTAATAGATAATAACCCTGATGTTGTTGTTTCTGATTCTTTTGTTGAAAAGAAAGTACTTAGTGCCAGACGTGAGAATCTTGAAAATAACGAGCCCAACGTGCCAAACGATAACTTCTTAGAGGTTATTAAGGCACACATTAAAAGTCGTCAGGAAAAGGCTGACGTTAGCTTTCATCACGCATTAAACGGCGTTATCAAGATAATTAAGACCACAGGCTTTAAATTGCCAAAAGGTTTTAAAACAAAGCGCCAGAGAGCTTTAGAGAATGATGAAATTCAGCGACGATTAAAATTACAGGAAGAGTATAGCCGAAACAAAGCACTTAAAGAGTTGGGTCTTCTGGCATGATATAATCAACAACTTGCAAACCCCATTTGGAGTTTTTACAGACAATTTTTTTAGGTCTGTCTATTCCATGTTGTTTTAAATAAGCAATAACAGCGTTTGTATTGTGAAGATGCTTGTATAAATATGATGCTTTAGGCACTAACTTTTTAAATAAATTAAAATAAGTGTATTTATAAGATGCGTCTGTGCCGGTAAAATAATTTTGGGTAAAAGATATGCCGTCTTCTAGTTGAAATTCAAGCTCATAAATGGGGTAGCCATTATGGTTTTGCGGTGAAATGCGGAAATTAGCTTTGAGAACGTTAAAAACTTCATGGTCTTTGGAGCATGATTTTGATAATCCAGTATTGGGATCGATTAACTGATAATCACAGTTTTTACAGTTTTTAGCGGTAATATCATTCTCATACCAGCAATCTGGACAATTTTTCCAGTCAAACATATAACTGCAACGCTTATTGTCTGACAAACCAATACAACGGCGAGCGTGCATTGTATTGTTTGTGTCGCATTCTGGACACGGAATACAAAAATCTGGATCGTTTTTAGCTTTTTCCAAGCGCATTTCATTAACAATTAAATCGTCAATGTCACCATGGCGCTCTAAGTTACCAGCATAATCTAAAACAAGACAGTTAAGCTTTTCATCATGTAACCTTAAGCCACGACCCAAAGCTTGCAAATATAAAGTAATAGACTCCGTAGGACGCACAAAAACAACCGTATCAAATAGCGGCACATCGACGCCAGTCGTTAGACAATTTACACTGATTAAATAACAAATTTGGCCTTTTCGAGCTAATTCTAAAGATTCTTTGCGTTCTTTTGGACATGTCTTACCTGTAATAATGCGTGTTCTTTCTTCTGGTAACTGGCTGGCGCATTCATAACAATGCTTAATGCTTGTTGCAAAAATAAAAGCCCCGCGCCTTTGCGAGACTAGACCGTGAACTTCACGCATAATTTCATGAGTAAGCGTTAAATTGTCTTCAACAACACGGTTTAAATCTTTTTTATTAAACTGGCCATTGGTTATTTTTACATTTGAAAAATCAATATCAGACTTGTCATGATGACCATAAACCGGCATTACTAAGTAATTATTTTTAACAAGCCAGCTTGTCGATATGTTGCAAACTTCACTTTTAAAAAAAGCTTTGTCACCAATTATAGATTCTTTGCCACGAAAAGGGGTGCCCGTCAGACCAACAACATAACAGCCATAATGATTAAATATGCGCATATACATACTGGTTGGCTTTTTAACGTCAATATTATGACATTCATCTACCACGATTAAATCAAACTCTTTTCGAGAGATAGTTCTTTCTTTCTGGATAGCTTTAACAATGCTGCCCGGGCTTGCAAATATGACTGGATAGTCATACTCTTTCTTTTTTAACGTGGCGCAATAGATACCGCAACGACCGCCTTGGCCTTCATAAGTTGCAGCATTTTGCGATATTAAGTCGCTATTCATCGTTAAACATAAAACATTTTTATTTCTGTTTTGTAAGTATAATAACAGTTCTGCAATAATAAGAGATTTTCCAGCGCCGACGCTGGCATTAACAATACAAGGATCTGTGCTATTTTCAACTTGATAAATTAGTTTATCAAGGGCGTCTTTTTGATAAGGTCTAAGTGTCTTCATAATGACAAAACTCATGATAAGCACACATTTTACATTGATACCATGTTGGTTTATTTGATATTTTTGGCGGCTTTATTTTAGCATTTATAATTTGCTCTGCTTTAAACAAAAGCTGTTCGTAAAGTTCTGGATTAAACGCTATGGCTTCAACTTGAATTTCTGCAGTATCTTTATCGACAGCAATAAATACACATGATTTTAAACCAGACATACCCATATAGCATTGAACTTGGCAATAATAAGACCAACGCCATTTTTTTAAACCTTCGCGACAAAAAGCTAAAAATTCACTGTGTTTGCAGGATTTTATTTCTAAAACGTGTTCTATATCATCGATTACAATAATGCCGTCAATATGACCGCCAAAATTTTGAACGGGTGATTTTAATTTAGGGATATCATTAGATAATAATTCAGCTTCACGCAATAAATCTTTTACAAGTGTTTCTATTCTATGGCCAAGTCTGAATATTATTTTTTGTTTTGCTGTAAAACGTTTTTTTTCTGGATTGTGATAATCATTATATATAGAGCGCGGACAATGATTACCAATAGATGACGCACCTAGATAATTTCTAAGTGCGTCTTGTTGGTTGTTTAAGGTTTCATGTATTTTTTTTATTACAAAATCCATTTCATTTCCTTATTTAAAAAGGGATGTCGTCTTGCGGTTGCAATTGGGGATCGGGTTGATAAGCAGGTGGTACACTGTCAAGCGGGTGCGGCTGTTCTTTAAAAACGCCTGTTTTACATTCAAACCCTTGAGCGGTATGCGTTTCCCGGATAAAGTTACCGCCTTTTTCACCTTGCCACCATTGACCAATAACCAAGCCAACGTATTTTTTAACTAAGGGTTGTAAATCGTCAGTAGTAGGTGCAAGGCTATGGCTAGGCTTGTAATCACATAACTTAAATATTCTAACAATTTGATTAACGCCTCTATCACGTTTACGGGGATCGGCATCAAACGCTTTGATATTTTGTCTGACATTAAAGCCCGTAAACTCACCACCAGTTAGCTCATATTCAATTTGGTAATACTTAGCGCCATCCTCTTTTTCAATTAGCTCAGCTTTTGTTATTTTAGCAGTGGCCTTTGTACCTTCTGGTATTTTTTCAAAGTTTTTGACGTTACTGTTTTCATCACTGCCGTCAATTGTCATGTCACTTTTTGGGGTATAAAAACTCATTTGTTATTCTCCGTTATAATATTTAATCATTTCTTTTTGTACAAAATTTAAATCGTTATCAATGTATTCATCGTTAAATAAATCCATTGGGCTTTTAGCGATACTGAAACCGTTGTTTTGTGTTAGAAACTTGTACTCACCATCAATTATTGTGCTATGTAGCACGCAAGTTACTACACCCTCTAATGTTATTTTTTCAGATAACATTTTACCGATTGTTTTAATGCGTGATATGCCTTGCGCATCGACTTCTGTATGTGTCAAAACAAAACAGTATAAATCAGATCGACAACCTAAAAGCGCATTAAATATCGCCCATATGTGACCAGCCATTTCGGTATACTTATTATAGCCTTTTTCTTGAGCGCGGTTCATGTATTCAATACTCATTATATATTGTAAGTCATCAATAATAATGGTTTTAATATGTGGCATCTTTTCGTTAATCATGTGAATACATTTAACAATATGCATCCAGTTAGTAGAACAAAAATAGTTACCTTTGCCGTCTTTTATTGGTATATATTTTTTTTTGTAACCTCTAAATGGCAATGGCTTATCGAGCACGCTTATAATAAACGTGCTCGCCGGGTCAAAATTGCGGATACTGGTAGATTTACCAGTACCCGACTCGCCCATAACTAGAACTGTATTACTCATATTATCCTCGAGGCTTGATTGTTACGTTTAATTTAGATGGTTTTGTTGTGATAAATGATTCGATTAGTTTTTTCTCATCTTCACTGGCAAATTTATCGATGTCTTCAATAATTTTTGTATCAACTTTATATACTTGTTGAATTTTAACCGGATTAAAGCACGCTGGAATGTGATTAGCGGCCACTTCATATTCATCTTTATTGACCGTATAATTTAAGCCAGTTTTAACAACCACATCAAATTTATCAACATGATATGTTTTTTGACCTGTTAAATCATGTTTAAGTTCATGTTGTATTTTTTGTTCTAACTCATCTTTAATGCGTTTAAGTTCAGCAATTTGATAATTAACTGTGTTTAACGTTTCAATATTCTCTAATAATAAATTTTGCATTTGCATATCCTCTTTTTTTTGTTAACTCGGGGATATATTATCACAACATATTTTTATGTCAATACTTGATATATCAATTTTTTACATATATAATTGTTTTCGGAGGTTCAGAAAATGAAACTAGATGAACTTAAAAAAAAGTACAAAACTCATTATATGATTGCCAAAAAATTTGGTTTTGCGGTCAACTCGGTAAATTACTGGGAGAAAGTCGGTTACATACCGAAGGCTGCGCAATACAGAATTTTTGTCCAGTCAAATGGGGAGTTTAAAATAACAGAGGTTTAATAATATGTATAAATCACCTTTTAAAAGAGTCAAATGCAGTGATGCTGGCAAAAAGAAAATAGCACAGATACAGGATGGTTTTGACGCGCTATATCGTGGGTTGCATCATGCGGTGGGCCTAAAGCCGACAAAAGAGTTACAGGAGGCTATTAAGTTAATGAAACATGCTTGCATGTTGTATACGCGTGCCTGTGCTGAACAGCACGATTTAGATAATCCGTTTAAATGGGTGGATAAAAAATGAGTAATTGTATTGTTATAGATTTGATGCATAGTGGCGCTATTGAACCAAAAACATGTCAGGCCGAGATTTTTTTTAAAAAATCATCTTGTTTGGTGCGCGTGGAATGGCTAGAACAGTTAATGCAGTCTTATCAGTGCAGATATAAGGAGGCTGAGTGTTATCGTTTTGTGTTTCCAGATCAAAGCCAGCTAATCACGACAACCGATATAATGCCTATGAATTGGTCTTATGGAAACTTTAAACACAAATATAATTTTGGGGATACCCCCCATGGCGAGTTTTTTGTAAATGACAGTATTTTGTATTTAAAAACAATAGGTAACATGGGTGTTGGTTATGACAGCCATGAGGATAAGTTTACCATATTCACAAATTTTGAGGATGACGCCCCGGTTACTCCAGTACCACCAATCCATTCTTTAAGAATAAATTTGGAGAGTAAATAATGAAATGTAATGTTGAAGTAAATTTGGGTGAAATCATCATAGCCATTATGAATAATGTCTCGATTAATAACTTAGAAGATAAAAAGATAATTGAGCCTTATGAGCTTTTTCAGATATCTGAAAAGTTATTTTATGATGTTCTGGAAGAAATTAAGACAGAATTTAATAAACTTGATGGGGAAGTTAAGGCAAAGATTTTTGCGTCTTTTGCTCATAAAGTGGGGCTTGTTGATTTAGTTAAAATGTCAGATATTGAAAGCGAATTACAAAGAGCTTTAAAAGCGCTTGGGGAGTTACATTAATGGATATTGAATTAGTAAAATCATTAATGCATTCACCGGTAAGAAATTATGCGGTTCCGGGTGTGACTAGTTACTTAGTTAAAGAAACTGATGAATATTTATTTCGGGCGTTTCATATGGAACGCCACCAAATAACGACTATTGTCGCGCATAGCCATAGATTTAATTTGTATTCTTATGTGTTGCAAGGTCGCGTTATGAATACAATCTGGCATCCAGTTGACGAGGTTGCAGATGATTTGGATGCTTTTTATAAAACGGAATTGAACTATAAAAACGCCTTTGGCAAATATGACATGCTAGACGTTGGCCTTAATTATTATAAGCCTTCTAATCATCATTATGAGGCTGGTGATGATTATTATATGTCATCTTCGGATATTCATATGATTAGTTTTGAAAAAAACACGTTAGTTTTAATACGCGAGGATAAAAATAGTTATATTGATAAATCTTATATATTAGAGCCTGTTGATAAAAATCTTAAGCGCATACCGACATTTAAAGTTGAGAGCTGGATGTTTCAGGGGGGTTAAGTGAGATTATATATATCTAAAAGCCGTTCACTGGCTAACTCATTTTGTAGCGCTTATAAAAGTTATCAAACGGTTATTAAAATAGCTGATGATGGTTGTGTGTTTGAAGCTAAAAGATGGGTTAGGCATGACAATAGCATTGAAGTAGACAGGTGGGTATCTAGTCCTAAAGTTGGCGATCACAATTTATTACTGTCTTTTGGTTATACAGAGCTTAAGCCAGTCAATAAATATTTAGAAGACTTAAAAGAGTACGATGCATTAAATAAAAAACAGTGGGGTAAATAATGAACCATTATGAAGTATATAAACAGGTTATGAGTGATACATATAACAAAAATTATACGTATAACTTGCAAAGGTTATTGAGAGACTATAATAACGAAGACGTTAATTTGGCTATTGAGAGCCTGTCCTTTGCGCTTTCGTTCTTTCAGCAGAAAAAAGAGGAACTGAAAGTACTTGAGGGTAAAGATAGCATGGCCTCTAAAATGGTCCAGCAGAATATGTTGTTAGAAGATCAGGGGGAGTGATGGGTGATGTTGCTGATATGATGCTAGATGGCGCTTTGTGTAATTGTTGCGGGGTTTATCTTGATGGTGAAGAACCGGGTTACCCTAGATGGTGTGATGATACAGATTGCCAGCAAATGAAGCGCTATATTGAAAGCGAGGAAAAGTGATGGAAATACTATGGTCGCTCTTTTTTATCTTGCTGGTCTGTAAGGTAATTGGTGTTTTGAATATAAGCTGGTGGGGTGTGTTTGCGCCCCTTGGTATATGGTTTGGGATTATGTTTGTTCTTGGGGTTGTTGCGTATCAGGTGAAGAAATAGAAAGCGGTCATATCGATTTATTAGCGCATATTGATGACTTTGAAATTGAAACTTATTAAGGGCTTTATGAAACTAGAACTAACAGAAACCGAATTTTTTTATCTAACGGGTATTTTAGAAGACGTGGTTAATTCAAATAGTGTCGATGATTGTTACAAAGAACAGGCGCATATAATGTATCGGAAATTAACAAAAAAAGAATGCGCCCACGAATCAGACGGCCAGTGTTATATGTCTTATCCTTCACAATTAAAATGTAAAAAGTGCGGGGAGTTTTTAAAATGACAATGCCAGAAAAACCAACAACAACCGAGATTGCACTACATAGGAAAGGAAAAGATATCAAAGGTATTATCCTTGATTATAAGCAAACAGGAAGCGAGAGCGCCGAAACTTTTGCTACTTTCATTTATTCAGACGGCAGCAAAATTACGGGTAAATGGTATACGTGGAAGCCTTACATTGACTTAACGCCTGATTGGCGCTCAATAGCCCAATTGAAAGATAATACTTATCAGAAGGTTCAGGCATGGCTTGAGTGGGAAAAATCAAACGAGGCTGAATATAAACAGTATTTAGAGTTAAAAAAGAAATTTGAGGGATGAGTGATGGAACATGTAAGCGTAAGGCTAGAATCTTTGATGGAAGATAAAACCAAGTGGGACGGGATGCCGATCAAAGGGTTAGCTAACTACTTGGAAACTATAATTGAACAAAACAAGCAAATAATATCTTTATTACAGAGAAAAAAAGCAGATAAGGACGATAGATGAATTTTAGTGAAGCATTAGAACAGATTAAAAAAGGTAAATTACTTAAACGCTCTGGCTGGAACGGCAAAGACCAGTTTGTTTTTTTGGTTAATGGTTCAGAGTTTAAAGTAAACCGTGCGCCTTTGTTGTGGATCTTTGAGGACGGTACAGACATAAAATATCGCCCTCATATTGATATGAAGTATCA